GCGCAGAGCATGGTGCCCAGCACCAACGACCCTACGGCCTGCGTTACGAGCTCTTGCATAGCGACCCCCTACAAATCAATTTTGTGAAGGATAACAAAATGGCCGAGTCGTACCTGGTAGCAGTCAACGAATCTGGGCGCCGGATTGGTGACAGCCACCACAACGCGAAGCTGACGGATCACGAGGTGGATCTGGTGCTGCGCATGTACGAAGAGGGGTGGGGCTATAAAAAGCTCTCGGCCAAGTTTGAGGTGAGCAGGGCGCTGATCCGGGGCATCGTGAAGGGAGAGAAGCGCTCGCAGACCGTTGCAGGCTGGAAGCGGGTGCACGTAAGGCGCTGAACGGTGGGCACAGTGGCTGCATGCCTTACGACCGAGAACCCCTTATCGCAGAGATTTGCGCACGCCTCAGTGAGGGCGTGCCACTTGCGCAAATCTGCAGAGATCCGCACATGCCCGAGCGCACAGTGGTTTACGACTGGCTCAAGGAAAACAAAGAGTACGCCCAACGCATCGCGCACGCGCGAGACTTAGGGTTCGACGCCATTGCCGAGAGTTGCATGGACATCGCCGATAGCCCAATGCCAAGCACTGACAACGGTGCGACCGACAGCGGGGCGGTGCAACACGCCAAGCTCCGGGTGGAAACCCGGCTCAAGCTGCTGGCCAAGTGGGACCCCAAACGCTACGGCGACAAGCAGCAGATCGAGCACAGCGGTGCAGTGGACATAGCGGCAGGCCTTTTGGCTGCCCGTAAGCGCAGTGGCCTCAGTAGCTGAGTTCGACACCCAGCTGGCCAGTGATCTGGCGCAGTTCTACGACGACCCATTGGGCTTCGTTTTGTACTGCTTCCCTTGGGACACCGACAAGTCGATCCAGCTGGTGAAGCTGCCCAGCCCCTACGACTTGATCTACGGCAGCGAATACGGACCGGATCTCTGGGCCTGCGACTTCCTTACCGACCTGGGCCAAAAGGTGCGCGAGCGGGGATTCGATGGCATCAACGCGGTCGAGCCCATTCAGTACGCCATCAGCTCAGGGCACGGCATTGGCAAGTCGGCAATGGCTGCGTGGCTGGTGTTGTGGATCATGAGCACCAGGCCCCATTCCAAGGGCGTGGTGACGGCCAATACGGCGGAGCAGCTATCCAGCAAGACCTGGGCGGGTGTGTCGTCCTGGCTGTCCAAGGCCGTAAACAAGCACTGGTTCACCATCACCACCGGCAAGGGCGCCATGCGTCTGACGCACAACCAGCACCCCGACAGCTGGCGGGTGGACGCCCAGACCAGCCGGGAAGAGAACAGCGAGTCGTTCGCCGGCCTTCACGCAGCGAGCAGCACCCCGTGGTATCTGTTCGACGAGGCCAGCGCGATCCCCAGCACGATTTGGCAGGTGGCCGAGGGCGGCAAAACTGACGGCGAGCCCATGCACTTCGCGTTTGGCAACCCAACCCGCAACACGGGCGCGTTCGCCGATTGCTTCGGCAAGCACCGCCACCGCTGGAACAACAGGCAGATTGACAGCCGCACGGTGGCCATCACCAACAAAGCAACGCTGGACGGCTGGGTGCGCGACTACGGCGAAAACAGCGACTTCGTGAAGGTACGGGTGCGTGGGGTATTCCCGAACGCTTCCAGCCTGCAATTCATTCCGCGCGAGCTGGTGGACGTCGCCATGGCACGGCCAGCACCAGACGAACGCCACCACGGCCGCACTGCAGCGGTGGGTGTGGACGTGGCACGGTTCGGCGACGACCAGAGCGTGATCCGTACCCGCATAGGGCGCAACGGCGACGCCTTCCCCGTCAAGCGATTCCGCGAGCTGGACACCATGCAGCTGGCCAGTAAGGTGGCCGAGCACATCGACTACCTGCACGGTCTGGGCCTGCGCACCGTGGTGTTCATTGACGGCGGCGGTGTGGGCGGTGGCGTGGTCGATCGATTGCGCCAGATGAACCACGACGTGATCGAGGTGCAGTTCGGTGGCAAAGCCGACGACGCGCGCAAGTACTTGAACAAGCGGGCCGAAATGTGGGGCCGGGTCAAGGAGTGGCTGGCTATCGGCCGCCTGGCCAAGGACGAGCTGCTGGTCACGGACCTGACCAACGTGGAGTACCAGTACACCGTGGCCGACCAGATCCAGCTCGAAAGCAAGGAGCACATGAAGCAGCGCGGGCTGCCCAGCCCTGACGACGGCGACGCGCTGGCATTGACGTTCGCCTTCCCCGTGCCGGATCACCCAGCCCCACCGCCACCCGACGGGGGTGCACGTAACTCTCAACGCCGAGAACATGATCCCTACGAATCAATGAATCGATAGGGGTCCGTTATGTGCAATACAGGTGCAGCTTTGGGCGCTTTGGCTGGCGCTGCGCTGGCATACGCTACGGGCGGCGCATCCCTCGCTGCGGGCACTGCTGGAGCAGCTGCAGCCGGTGGCGCAGCTGGTGCGGTAGCTGGCAACACCCTGATCGACGCACCAGCGGCAGCGCTGGATATGCAGAAACAGGCCAACCAACAGGCCAAGGACGCAGCCACCAAACAGGCCGACCTCGCGGACCAGGCGAACAACCGCGCCAACGGCAAGACGCCCGACCTGATGGGCCTATCCAGCCAGAACGCGCTGGACGCTAAAGGTGGCATTGGCAGCACGATGCTCACCGGCCCGCAGGGTATTGACCCGAAGAGCCTGCTGCTGGGCAAGACCACACTGCTGGGCGGTTAACGCATGGCCGCACCGCAAACCACCAACAAGTACCGCCAGCGCTGGACCGAGCTGCAGAACGAGCGCTCGACCTGGATGCCGCACTGGCAAGAGATCAGCGAGTACCTGCTGCCGCGATCTGGCCGTTTCTTCCTTGAGGACCGCAACAAGGGCCAAAAGAAGTACAACAGCATCTTGGACTCCACCGGCACCGACGCGCTGGACGTGCTGGTGTCGGGCTCTCAGTCCATCATGGCCAGCCCCGCGCGGCCATGGTTCCGACACACTACCGGGCGCCCAGAGCTGGACGAGTCTGCGAACGTCAAGCTGTGGCTGTCCAAGGTCACGCGCTTGATGCAGATGGTGTTCCAGAAGTCGAACACCTATCTGGCCATGTCCACGATGTACGAGGAATTGGGAGCCTTTGGCACCTCAGTGTCCATCGTGCTGCCCGACTTCAAGAACGTGATCCACCACCACGTCCTGACCATTGGCGAATTCGCTATCGCCACCGACTACAAGGGCAACCCGGACACGCTTTACCGCGAGTTCCAGATGACGGTGGCGCAGATCGTGGACGAGTTCGGCATCGAGAACGTGAGCGAGAACACCCGCAACGCGCACATCGCCGGCCGTTTGGGCCAGTGGGTGACGGTGTTGCACGCAATTGAGCCGCGCAAAGACCGCGACGCCACCAGGATCGATTCCAAGAATATGCCGTGGGCTTCGGTCTACTTTGAGCTGGGCGACAACAGCGAGAAGCTGCTGCGCGAGGGCGGCTTCAGGCGCTTCCCCTGCCTGATCCCTCGCTGGATCGTGCGCAGCGGCAACGTCTACGGCAACAGCCCGGCCATGTCCGCGCTGGGTGACATCAAGCAGTTGCAGCACGAGCAGCTGCGCAAGGCGCAGGGCATTGACTACATGACCAAGCCCCCGCTGCAAGCACCGTCGGGTATGAAGAACCGCGAGATCGACACTCTGCCTGGTGGTGTGAGCTTCGTGGACCAGGTGGGTGCAGGCAACGGCATCCGCACCGCGTTCGACACCCGGCTGGACCTGAACCACCTGCTGGCCGACATCGTGGACGTGCGCGAGCGCATTCGTGCGCGGTTCTTCGCCAACGTGTTCTTGATGCTGTCGGGCAACACCGACACCCGGCTGACGGCCACCGAGGCCGCCATGCGCAACGAGGAAAAGATGCTGCTGCTGGGTCCGGTAGGCGGACGCATGCAGAGCGAGCTGCACGGCCCGCTGATCGAGCTGACGTTCGACTACATGGTGGACGCCGGCATCGTGCCGCCTGCACCGGAAGAGCTGCAGGGCGCCGAGCTCTCGGTCGAGTTCGTGAGCGTGTTCGCCCAGGCCCAGCGCGCAGTGGCCACCAACAGCGTGGACCGCTTTCTGCTTAACCTGGGCCAAGTGGCTCAGTTCAAGCCCGAGGTGCTGGACAAGCTGGACGCCGACCGCTGGGCCGACGAGTATGCCGACATGCTGGGCGTTAACCCCGAGCTGGTGGTGCCGGGCGACAAGGTGGAAGCCTTGCGCGAAGCACGCGCCCAAGCACAGGCAGCCCAAGCCCAAGCCGAGCAGGCCGAGCAGATGGCATCCACCGCCCAGAAGCTAGGCACCGTACAAACCCCCACCGGCAACGCAGGCAACGACATCATGCAGGCGCTGACGGGTTACACCACTGGAGTCTGACCATGAGCAACTACAAAACCGGCGAGAGCGCGGACCTTTTCGACTTCACCACGGGCAAATACGTCGGTGTGTTGGATGCGCAAGGCCGAGAGAACTTGGTGCCGACCTTAGAAACTAATCAGCTCACCGGGGGGAGTGCGATTCTGACCC